TCAATAGAAATTAATATTAAAAATTATACAGATGGCCTTAGAAGCACTATTTGATGCGGTTATAGTTAAACCGATAGAAATTGAAGAAACAACATATGGGAATATTATAGTTCCAGATGTAGGTAAAGAAAAAAATGAAATAGGAGAAATTATATCCGTTGGTCCTGGAAGATTAGTAAGTAATGGATCTACTATTCCTTTACCACTTAATATAGGAGATAAGGTTGTTTTACCAACAATGGGTTTTACAAAATTACCATATGATGGAGAAGAATATTATGTAGGCCCTGGTAATCAAATCCTTGCTAAAATTACTGAAACAATAAGTGTTGAAGATATAGTAGCAGAAACAGAAGTAAGTGAAACTGAAAAAGAAATGTTAACAGATATTTAATATGAGTAAACAAGTTATTTTAGGTTCTGAAGCAAGAACTAATTTAGTAAAAGGAATTGATACATTAGCGGATGCCGTTGTATCAACATTAGGACCAAATGGTAGAAATGTAGTAATAGCAAATAAAATGGGATCTCCACAATCAACCAAAGATGGAGTTACAGTTGCTAAATCAATAACACTATCAAACCCAAATCAAGAACTAGGAGTTCAATTAGTAAAACAAGCTGCAATTAAAACAGCTGAAAAAGCAGGTGACGGTACTACAACATCTACTTTATTAGCTAGAGAAATGATTAAAGCAGGGCTAACAGCTCTAAATAATAATGAAAATGCAGTTCAAATTAAAAGAGATATTGATACTACAGTTAAAGAAGTAGTTGATAATCTTAAAAATAATATAGCTGAAGATATTTCAGGTGAAGAACAATTAGAACAAATTGCAACAATTTCTGCTAATAATGATCCTGAAACTGGGAAGTTAATTTCTACTGCTATTGAAAAAGTTGGAATGGAAGGGGTTGTCCATATTGAGGAATCTAAAACAGGAGAAACATATCTTGAAACTGTTGAAGGGTTACAGTTTGATAGAGGGTATAAATCACCTTATTTTGTTACAAATAATAACACTATGACTTCTGTTTTAGAAAACCCCTTAATTTTAATAGCAAATCAAAAAATAACCCAAGTAAAAGAATTATTACCAATTTTAGAAAGTGTATCTTCACAAGCAAAATCACTTTTAATTATTGCTGAAGATATTGATAATGAAGCTTTAGCTACTCTTATTGTAAATAAAATGAGAGGTACAATGAAAGTATGTGCTGTTAAGGCACCTGATTTTGGTGATAGAAGAAAATTAATGTTAGATGATATAGCTATTACAACTGGTGGTCAAGTTTTTGATAAACAAAAAGGAATGAAACTAGATAAATTCAGTTGGGAATGGTTCGGTGAAGCAAGAACAGTAACTGTAGGAAAAGATGAAACAACAATTGTAGATGGAAAAGGAGGAATTGAACAAATTGAAGCACGTATTGAAGAACTACAACAACAAATCGACAAGGCAACAACGCCGTTCGAAACAGAAAAGCTTCAAGAAAGGTTGGCGAAATTCGTCGGAGGAGTAGCTATTATTCACGTAGGTGGAAATACTGAAACTGAAATGAAAGAAAAGAAAGATAGAGTGGATGATGCATTACATGCAACTAAAGCTGCTATTGAAGAAGGCATAGTACCAGGAGGTGGAACTGCACTATTATATGCTTCATCAGGTTTAGAAGCTAAATCAACAGGAGCCCAAATTGTAGTAGCTGCTTGTGCTAAACCATTTAGTCAAATTTTAGTAAATGCTGGTTGGGATGAAGTTGATGGTAGAATTATGGCCGATAATTTAGTTAATTCTGGTGATGATGCTTGGACTGGATTTAATATTAAAACCGCTAAAAAAGTTAATATGAAAGAAGCAGGTATAATTGATCCAACTAAAGTAGCTAGAACAGCTTTACAAAACGCGGCATCAGTAGCTGGTACGGTTTTATTAACTGAATGTACAGTAGTAGATGAACCAAGTGAAGAAACAACTCAACCACAAATGGACCCAATGATGGGGATGATGTAAAATAATTTCGTATATTATGAGTAAAATAGAATACATTGAAAATCAAATTTTAATAGCTAATAGACAAGCACCTGGGGATAGATGGCAATTAGAAGATGAACCAAATGGTAAAATTCATACTAGTTTAACTGACGCCCTAGAAGCATACATGCATAAAACAGGATTCCAAGGGCATTATAGATTAGAACCACTGGAAAGTAAATTATATGCTATTAGTAGCGAAGAAGTAGAAATAAAACCAGAACCAATAAAAACATATTCCATATATGGGGAATTCGGAGAATAGTTTATTAGTAGAAAAATATAGACCTAATAAATTAGAAAATTATGTAGGTAATGAGAATATTAAGAACTCTATATCTAAATATTTAGAACAAAATGATATTCAAAATTTAATATTTTATGGACCTGCTGGAACCGGAAAAACAACTCTTGCTAAACTCATTGTACAAAATCTTGATTGTGACAGCATTTATATTAATGCTAGCGATGAAAGAGGTATTGAAACAATTAGAGATAAAGTACAAAGCTTTGCTAGTGTGGCTTCGTTTAAGCCACTTAAGGTTGTTATTTTGGACGAGTCTGATTTTCTTACTATTCAAGCGCAAGCTTCGCTCCGTAATATCATTGAAACGTTTTCGCGAACTACTAGATTTATCTTAACTTGTAATTACGTAGAACGTATTATTGATCCTTTACAATCTAGATGTCAAGTACTTAAAATTGTGCCTCCTAATAAAAAAGATGTTGCTAAGCATTTAAATTGGATTTTACAACAAGAATCAATTTCACATGACATAAATGATTTAGTACCATTGGTTAATCAATATTATCCCGATTTACGTAAGTGTATTAATACTATACAATTATCAACTGTAGATGGTGGGGCAAATGATTTATATCTTAACTTAGACCAATCAGTATTAGTATCATCTAATTATATAGATAAAGTTATTAATGCTTTATCAGAGGGATCTAAACATAATAGAATAGATTGCTATAATGATATTCGCCAAATTATAGCAGATGCTAATGTAGATGATTTTGATGAATTATTTAAAGCATTATATGAAAGAGCTTCTGAATATTTACAAGATAAAGAAGGTACAGCAGCTATTTTAATAAATGAACATCAATATAAAGCAAATTTCCGAATCGACAAGGAAATAAATACAATGTCACTAATTTCAAATTTAATAAATAATAAATAATTATGGAACAACAAGTTCAACAACCTCAAATTGACCTAAAAAACACTAGCGAAGTAAAAAATAGTGAAGGAGGGTCTATTTTTCAACAAGGAGTAATTTTACGTAAAGTATCTCGTTTTGTAACAGGAACAGATAGTGATGCTTTAATGCCAATTCCAGTATTTTACGATCCAACTGTAAATAAAATTTTAACCGATTCAGTGCCTAAAGATCTAAGAGAAGAATTAGCTGATGAACTGTGCTAATATATTTGATTGGCTTAAACATATAAATCAGTATAAAACACCCCCATCAAAATTTACAGATAAAGATTGGGATGTTTTTAATAGTTATATGATTCATAGGTTTATATCTATGGATAAAAGTTTAATTGAAGTAGTAAATTATGTTCAAGAATTTCCACCTCAAGAAAAAGTAATGATTTATAACATTTATAAGGAATTTATTCCTAAAAATAATAAATGGAATAAATATATTAAATCAAAAACAAAACAGCCAAATAAAGATTTAGTAGAATATATTAAAAATTATTTTGAATGTTCCTCTAAAGAAGCTAAAGAATATATTAATATTTTGGGGAACCAAGAAATTAGTCGTATATTAAATCAAATAGGATTAGAAAAAAAAGAAATAAAACCATTATTAAAATGACACTAGAATTATACAACATGCTTAAATCATCTGCACAAGCGGATAAAGATAAAGCTTTATTATCATTAGAATTATTAGGCAATAAGGCAGTAGGTATTGGAGACCATTCAACTGAAGATTTTTACAAAAATGCTGAAGAAGCACTTGTAATGTTAGTTGATGCAGACGATAGATTATCTACACTTAAAAAATATTTTACAACTAAAGACGTAGTCAATGGGTGATATTATATCAAAAGCACTAGAAATGGAAGAAGAGGGTAAATTTAAAACCCCAACAAATCCAATCCACCAATTCGAAAAAGAATATCCAGAACTATCATTTGAGTTTAAAGTTATTCAAAACGAAATGTATGAAATGTTTGCTCGTAAACATATGGATTATGGTTTAAATAATATTGCTTTAGGAGGTGATATATTAAATAGTAAAGAAGATAAAAAGTTTTCTCTTACTGGTTTAGCTATTAGACTTACTGATAAAATAAGTAGACTAAAAAATTTACTTATTAATGGTAAAAATTATGTTAAAGGAGAAAGTATGGAAGACACGTTTATTGATGTAGCTAACTATGGTATAATTGGCTTATTAGTAGGACGTGATAAATGGAAAAAATAATGAGTAAGTTAAAAGGATTTGATTGGGGGTGGATGGCTACTTCTAATAAAGGTGAATACCATAAAGATTTAATATCAAAGGATATTAAAAATAAAGCATACGAACAATTTTTTGAAGTTGAAGAAAATGATATTGTATTAGACTGTGGTTCAAGTATAGGTCCTTTTAGTTATTCTATACTACAATCTAAACCTAAAAGAATTGTATGTGTTGAACCTTCTAAAATAGAAATCCCTACTTTAATAAATAATCTTTCTTCTCATGACAATTTTACATTAGTACCATTTGCAATATCTGATATTGATGGTGAGAAAGAATTATTCCATATTTTTGGTACTTCTGAAGAAGATTCTTCTAAAGTAAAAACATTAGTTAAGACAATAAAATTTCAAACTTTAATTAATACCTATAACTTAAAACATATAGATTTTTTAAAAACTGATTGTGAAGGGGGAGAATATGATATTTTTAATAGTGAAAATATATGGTGGATAAAAGATAATATTAAAAAAATATCAGGAGAATGGCATTTAGGAAATCAAAAATTAAAAGAAAAATTTAGAGTTTTTAGGGACACATATTTAAGACTTTTTCCAAATTATAAAGTTACGTCTATTGATGGAGTTGATATAGGTTGGGATTTATGGAACGAACATTTT